CCCGTGGAACTTTCCGTTTGATCGAACATCCTCTCTTTAACAGCAACACTAGCTGGCAAAAACTGGCTATTGCTGTTGATCTGAGCACCTTCCGTGTTGCCTACCTCGGCGATCGTAAGACTCAGAATAAAGAGTTCAACATGGATGGAGACGTCTCTGATAACGGCATCGATGCTGTTGGTGGAACTCTTACTACTGAAATCACTACGGTAGTTAAGAATCCTCCTGCTAACTCAGTGGTGTTTAATCTTACAGCTCCGGCTGCTGGTTAATCTCCCCCGAGAGCGTAGTCTTCGACCAGTTCCTACGTACCAAAGTACTGGCTTTTTAATCTCTCACTTGGGGAATCAAATGTCTGAAACTAATATTGACAATATTACTGCAGAAATTCTAGCAGATCAACGGTCACAGGCACAGAAAGAGGCAGCTCTTTCTAAAGCCACTATTGCTGTTAATGCAACTAAAGCTGTTGGAGACGAGCAGTTGAAGGAAGGGAAGCTGAGATTGTTTCGTTGTACTATGAAGAACTCTCAGTTTGTTACTCGTGCCGGTAAGTACATTCAGTTTCCTGATGGAGTGTTTACTACAAACGATCCTCTTGAAATTGCAGAGCTTGAGTACGAAATTAATAAAGGTCATCCTCACGTTTACATTGATAAGAATCATGTATATGTAGACAGTGCGTTTAGTCCTACGGTGCTTGCAGAACGCGCTAGACTTAAGGAAGAAGTGAGGCAGGAAGTGATGCGAGATATGGGATATACTCAGCAAGGTAAGTTTCAAAATTCGATCCAAACATCTGCTGGAGTTGAGGCTCTTTCAGGAGTTACTGCTGCTGGAGTTAATCCTAAGCTTTTGAAAGTTCTTCAAGCACTGCCTAAAGCTACTGGTGGCTAGTAATGAATCTTAGCGAGCTGGTTAACGAGGTCTATACTTTCACAAGTAGACCTGACATGGCAGATAAAACTAAATCAGCCGTTAAAGCTGCTACCCTCAAGATGCACCATGTTGATTTCTTTGATCGTGATTTGCGAGAAAATGGAGTCAATCTTGGTGCATCTCTTAACATACAGAGTTTTGAATATAAAGCTCTATTTCCTATGTGGAGAGCCCTTAAATATATTCGCTATCTCGATATCACCACAACTCCTGTAACTCCAGGAGATTTCTTTGATGTTATCACTCCTGAAGAAGTGCTTGATTCATACAAAGTAACTAAGACTAATGTATGCTATCTTGCAGGAGCGAACTTGCAAATTAATGGATTAGTTGCATTTCAATATATTCTTCTCGGGCACTATGAGCATCCCAATATTACAGATAACGGTTATAGTAGCTGGATTGCACAAGAACATCCTTATGCTATTGTTTATGAAGCTGCACGAAATGTCTGTAAATTTGTTGGAAAAGATCAAGAGTACGCTAGACTTGAAAACTCTGTTGCAGAAGAAATACAGCAACTAAAAATTACAGCATTGCAGACTCGAGGATATTAAATGACTGCATCTATTTGGACTGCTACTAGTACAATATTGGTTTCAGATGAAATTGTTAATGTACAGGATTATGGTGCTGTTGGTGATGGATTAACTGATGACTCAGCAGCTATCCAAGCTGCTATTGACTATTTAGGTACTGGCAGTGGTACAGTTTTTTTTCCAAAACCGGCAGATAGTTATATTATCGGGACAGCAATTGATCTATCAGGAATCTCCAATATAGTTTTACAGGGTCAAGGCGGTGTTGGATATACATCTAATTCCACCAAACTTAAGGCTAAGAGCACTCTTGTTGGTGCAATGTTTACTGCTGATCAATCTGTTGCAGATCGTTGCGCTGGTGTTATATTTTCTCGTTTATACTTTGATGGCAATCAGCAAAACGTTGATGCTTTTTACCTACACGGTGATTCTGCAAGCAATCAACAAAGCTGGTACATTAAGTTTGAAGAGTGTGTATTCTATTCATTACGCACTGGTGCATGGCTTGGTGATTACACCAATGAAACTCCTAATCTCACATACATTTTAGGTGTTGAGTTTCGTAGTTGTATTTTCAATGACTGTGTTACTGGTATCCTAGCAGATGCTGGTGGTTTTGATGGTTTACTACTTGATCAAGTATGGATGCTAGATAACGTTCACGCTACAGGTAGAACAAACAAGATGATTCGTGTCATCACAAGTGGTACTGTGGTCACGATGAGAAACGTCTGGATTGGTTTAGGTGATGCAGCTACGCACGCCCTTTATTTTGACTTACCAAATAGTTTTTCCATGCTTGATTGTGCTATTGAAGCTAATGATGGAGGAGAAACTTTTGTGGGTATTTATATGCCCACTACAGGGGGCGCATCTCAAGGTGGAGTGATTATTGATAATCTTCGTCTTCAGCATGTCGATGCAGCAGCAGTAGCAATTAATATAGATAATGCGGCTGGAATGGAAATTAGATCCAGCTATCTGATGGGGAACATTAATGTTGGTTCCTCTTGTATCTGTAAGGCAGATAATGTGCGCTTCTCTGGTGTCTTTGGATTCACGGGTACTATTGCTAATGTATTCGTTAATGGAGAAGCTACTGGAACGTGGACTCCGACTATTGGTTTCTCTACTCCAGGCGATCAAAATATAGTATATTCGACTCGTCTAGGACGTTGGTCCAAAATCGGCAAACAAGTTACTGTCACTTTTCAAATTGGTACTAGTACATTTACACATACTACTGCCGCAGGTAACTTAATTTTGTCGGGACTTCCATTCGTTGCTGAAGATACTTATACTCACACTAATCCAATTGCGTTGTATGCTGGTGTTACTGCCGCAGGAGCTCAACATTTGGGAGCTGCAATTAATCCATCTACTGCTCAAGCTCTTTTTTATAAGTCTGGATCAGGCGTGCCACAAACTAATCTTCAAGCTGCAGATTTGCCTAGTGGTGGAACAGTTGTTCTTTATGGCCAAATTACTTATCGAGCCACAACGTAAATGGCACAAGAAACTTATCGTGCAAATCTGCATTCAAATGATTTTCCTTTCTTCTCCCGCAACATGGGAGAGACTGTAATACTGCAGAAATACGATCATACTTATGCACGAGCATTAGCACCTAATTCCGAGAATACTAAAGATGCTGGTATTCCTCAAGCGTATTACATGCACAATGTATTACCTACAGAGTATGGATTCCAAAGTGTTTCTTACAGACAAATAGCAGCTGCGGCTGGAGGTATTCCACAAAAAGGATCTGCTGTTCATGTAATACATGATCCAACATCAGCTGCAAAAAAATATGTGCATTTAGCTTATCCTTCTGGCGGTGGTGGAGTTGATGGTTCAGTTTTATATGTTTTTTCTCCCTCCATATATGGAACTTCTTCTCCTTATACAGCAACTGGATTAACTCTTGCAACAAAAAATACTTCTTTTGCTTATATTCAAGAATTAAATTATTATCTTTCTTTTGTAGCAAATAGTATTAATGAAATAAATTTTTCTACTCTTGTTGTAACTCCGCGAGCGTTAGGATTACCTGGAATAACATTTTCTGGAATATGTGCTTCTCAGGGATACCTGATTGGCTGGTACTTAAATAAAGTTTATTGGGGTAGTCTTACAACTCCATATGATTTTGCTCCTAACCAAGTCACAGGAGCTGGAGGAGCTAGTGTCAATGGAATCATTGGTCCAATCATAAAATGCATTCCTGCATTAAATGGATTCGTTGTTTTAGGTTCAAAGAATGCAGTCTTTGCTTCGTACACTGGTAATGTTAGATATCCGTTTACATTCAATGAGATTAAAAATTCTGGTGGTTCTCCAGGGGCATTAGCTACTGAGGATGGAAATTCTGGTTTAGCTTATGTTCTTTCTACAGTTGGATTACAAGCAATTTCTGGCGCTATAGCTGAAACAGTAGTTCCTGATCTGCAAGCTTTAACTACTAATTACATTTATGAAGACTTCAATCTCAATACCAATGAGTTTGTTTGGACTACATTAAATCCATCACAACCATTTAGTAATTTTTTCTACACTATTAAATTCATAGGTAATAGATATCTATGTATCTCCTATGGTAAAGATATTGTTGAATTGTATTCTGCTCCACCTCCTACACTACTAGATTATTATGCAGCTTTTGATTTCATACTTGTATATGACACTGTTCTCCTAAGATGGGGAAAACTTAAAAAGCGTCATGTATGTACATTTACATATACAAACTTTAATTACGGTAACGCCTTAGGAGCAGATACTATAGGTCTCATTGATCCAGATGGTAATGGATGGGTTGTTGATTTAGCTCTAGGTAGAGCAGCAGATACAGATTCAGTTCTCATTCTCGGAAAGTATCAACGAGATAGAGATTCAATGTTGAATTTGCAAGAAGTTAATGCACAGTATGTAGAAGTGGGAGCTAGTTTTGAACTTGGCACTTATTATACTCTTGATGGACGTACTAAAGCAGGATATGTTCCAGGGTATTTGGCAACTGTAAAGGAAGGCGTTAGAAAATATAATTTCGATGTAAATGCATACAATCACTCCCTTGTTTTAAAAGGTGATTTTCATGTGAATACATTGAACCTTATTTATACAAATGGAGGGTCAGTATAATGCCTGGCACTTCATCTGAGTTTCAACTTAATCTTCCTCGTTTTGCAAATACTGGCGATCCTAAATTGGATCGTGCAATACAACCTATACACGATGCACTTAATATTCTTGCACAATATATTGATGGAATAAATCCACAGTCTGCGCTTACAGCCGCGAATACTCCCATTAACACCTTGCGTAAATCTGGTATGAATCGCATGGTTGTTAAGGCACTAGGAAATATTGCAGAGGGACAACCAGTATATTTTACTCTCAATGCTGGAGAATTGAAAGCATTGCCAGCACTTGCAAATGCAACTTTCTCTCTTGCAATGGGGTTCTGTTCACAGCCTGGAGGAGTTGCTACTGGCGCTTTTGGAGAATTTACACCCGCTCTTGGAGTAGCTAAAACTTCAGGTCTCACTGTAGGTACTAAATACTTTCTACAAGATGCAGGTGGATATGGAGCTGGTCCAGGTACAGCATTACAATTTTTAGGGGTAGCTCTTACAACTACAGATCTTCTCTTCATTCTAGAAGCAAGATGAATCTTTCAGACCACTTCACTCTTGAAGAAGCAATTATATCACAAACAGCAACAAGACTTGGTCTAGATAACTCTCCGTCCCCAGAGACTCTGGATGTAATGATTCGTACAGCACTGCAACTAGAGAAAGTTCGTGCACTTATTAATGCTCCTATTCTTGTAACTTCTTGGTATCGCTCTCCTGAAGTTAACAAAGCAGTTGGTTCATCTTCTACAAGTCAGCATATTAAAGGAGAAGCAGTAGATTTTATTTCTCCTGGTTACGGTTCTCCATATGCTATTTGTACCTTCATTGAAGAGCATAGTACTCTTATACGATTCGATCAGCTAATATTTGAAGGTACTTGGGTACATATATCTTTCTGCGGAATCCCCGGTTCAGTTCCTAGAAAAGAAGTATTAACATATATGAAAGATAGGAAGTATATCAGGGGCTTGCATGAATTCCGGTGATGGTGAAGATAAAGTATCTAAGTTAGATAGTTGGCTCTCTGTAGCTAAGAATTTTATTTGGATAATCGGTTTGATTCTTGTTGCTATTTATAAGTTTCAAGAACAAGAGAATACTAATTTGAATCAAGATCTTCAGATTAGAGCAATGAGAGAAGAGTATAGATACTACAATACAAAACTAGATAAAACAGACTCTGAGTTACATGCATTGCAATTAGAACTTAACACTTTAAAAGCTAAACAGGAATTCAATCGTGAGTACCGTCGGTGATATATTAAAGAAAACTCTCCCTGTAATTGCTACAGCTCTTGGCGGTCCTCTTGCAGGATTAGCAGTTGATGCTGTAACTTCTTTTCTAGGAATTCCTAAAGAATCTGCTGAACGAGTTAAAGCAGTGTTGGAAGGTCTGCCTCCAGAGAAATTGGTGGAGATGAAAAGGATTGATGCAGAACTTCAAATTCGCTTAGCTGAACTCGGATATGACTCTGTACTCAAATTAGAAGAATTAAACATTCGCGCGGATGAGGCAGTAAATGCAACAATGCGAGCGGAAGCAGCTTCTGAACACTGGCCTACGTATTCTTGGAGACCTTTTATTGGCTTTGTGTTTGGTATTACTTTTATGTTTGTGTCAGGCTTATGTTGCTACCTAGCGTATCTTGCAGTAGTAGATGGTCATGTAAATGCGATGGCTACGATACCTGCAATAGTAACTTCTTTTACTGCTCTCTTCGGTATTCCAGGTGCAATTCTTGGTGTCTCTGCATTCTTCCGTGGTAAAATGCAGGCAGATCCTACGATTCCCACTTCTAATAGGGGATAAACATGCTCGGTGGAATTCTTACTGGCATCTTTGGTCAACAAGGTGCACTTGAATCTCTATTCGGATCTTCTGGATCTGTAAATGAGAACATGTCTGGAGTTACTAATTCCTCTGGCTCTTCTACTGAAACTGGAGTAAGTTCTTCCAGACTTCAGATTGATGAGGCTGGTGTAAATAAAACCATTCAAGATATTCTTAAAGATCCATCTCTAGGTCTAGCTAATATTGTAGGTCAAGATCGAATGGCTGGTCTCTATGGATCTTCTTCTGCTGCATTCGCTACTAATGATCTCTTAGATAAAATTGCTGGTACTATTGCACAGTTGACTGCTACTAAAGTAGAAACATACTCAAAAACTGGTACTCAACAAGCTACACAAACTCAAGAAGCAGCTAGTAAAGCTTCCACAAGGAAGAAAGGTATTCTTGGACGTCTTTTCTCTGATGAGAGATTGAAAGCTAATATTTTAAGAATCAGTACAACTCCTGGTGGACTTCCATGGTATCGCTATGAATTTATGGGAGTACCTGAGGAAGGCGTGTTGGCGCAGGATCTTCTCATTCTGCTTCCTGATGCTGTACATCTACATGAAAGTGGTTATTTCATGGTTGATTACTCTAAGGTGCATTGATGGCAGAGTCCTCTCCTGTCTCTCTAGATCAGTTGATGAAAGCAGCCGATGTTGTAACCGGCCTGGCAAATAATGCTGCACAGCTTTTAATTGGAGGAGCTAAGAGAGCTTCTGAGATTCAGGAAGGTCGTGAGACTGCTGCACAAGAATCTATCAATGATGCTGCACTTGTGAATGCACAAAAAGGTGCAGCAGATTTGAATGCACAGCAAAATGCACGTAAAGCTGCATCTGCTTTTGCTATCAACATGGATGAAGCAAATCAGATGGTAGTTTCTATGGGCCAGAAATTTGTTACTAATGCTACTAGAGCAGCAGAACTCTCTGATGACATTAGAAAAAGAAGTGCAGTGAAACCTTGGGAAGATCCTATTACTTGGATTGGTAATCAGATAGTAATTCCCTTCCAGCAGGAAGAGCTACAGGCTGCAACAGCAGCAGCAGACATTGCACAGAAGAGTATTGTTGCTGCAAACAATGCAGTACAAGAGCAAGCAGTTACTGAGAATGCAATTAAGGAGTCAATAACAACTGAGACTCAGGCAGCACAGCAGAGACTGTTTATTAAAGAAGCACAAGAGAAACTTGCACAGTTGCAACTGCAAGGTATTGCTCTCAATTCTGGTAATCTGAAAGCTGTGTATGAAATGACTTCTGCACAGATGGATACATATCTCAAGATTAATAATGCATTTAGTTCACAACAATACCTTGAGATGGCTAGACAAACTCACGCCTTGAATTCTGCTAGGTGGAGTCAAGAGTTACAGGATAAGAAAGATGTAGCAGCAGAAGAACAAAATATTGCAGATACTGTCAATGCTGGCAGGGCTGCATTAAATCTTCCGCCACTGCCGGCGAAACATATTAAGCAGCAACTTAAAATGGGAGGAGAAGTTTCTAAGATTCTTCAAGACAATTACATTACAGGTGCTGCAAATAGAAACTCAGGCACTCCAATTGTTGGAGAGACTCCAGCTAAGGCTGCGGAAATCATTGTTAAATCCAGCGCTCCTTTGACAACTGAGCAGCAAGGAGTTAAGAAGTTTCTTATTGATGCTACCTCCACTGCTGCCACTACTATTCCTCCCACGATTGATGTAAAAGGTAATCCTAAAGCAGCTACAGATTATGTAAATAAAACTATCATTGATTCTGCTAACAGACAGCAAAAGAATATTAAAACTGGAGACGCTACAAACATCTATGCAGCTACTTCACTGAAAGCAATCACTGGTGCCAATGATTTCAAAGGCACAGTTTACTACGATAAAGTTATTGCTCCACTTGTATCTTCTGGGTATGATAAGGTTGATCCAGAGGACTTAGTATCTAAACTGAGTGCAGCAGTTCAACAAGGTCAGATTCCTTTTGACCAAGCAGTTCTTGGACTTGCAGCTACTTTTCGTGGTGCTGTAGCAGTTAACAATGAAACTCGTAGATATGGAATGTTTGGGTTGCCAAGACAGGCAGGATATAGTGTAACTATTAATACTTCGTTTCGTTCTCCAGCAGGAACTTTTGGAGGAGGAGTAGTTGCAACTCAAACATACAATCTCACTGAACCTGCACAAGTATCAGTATTACTGTCTCGCCATCTAGCAGCTCAGCGTTCAGGTGATATTGCTTCAGTATTCAATCGTCCGGTAATTGGCAAATGACCGAAGCCGTTGACTTCTCAGTCTTTCCTTCTTATCTCTATGGTGCAGATAACCATAATTTAGGTAAGGATCAATCTAGTTGGTTTGACCCTACTAGCTGGGAGTTCAATGCTGAAAATATTCCTCGCTTCATTGCTTCTTCAGTTGTATCTGGAGCATCTTCATTTTACAACACTGGTGTTGCTGTAGCTAATTGGTTTGGTGCAGAAGCTGAAGCAGTGGATGTTGAGAAAGTTCTTACAGACTACGATGATGACTTAGGAAAGTACTACAGAGAGAATAAGGAAGCAACGGATTTAGCTGGATTCATTGCATTCTCTTTCATTCCCGGTATTGCTGGGATGAAAGCTTTTTCTGCTGGACAAAAGATTTTAGGGGCTTCTAAGCTCGGTGCTGTTGGCAGTAACATGTCTCGATTCACTGGGCTCTTAACTCCAGCTACAGATATGTATGTAGCTAGAGCTGCTACCGAATTGGCACAGCATACTGCTACATTCTCTTATATCAATGCCAATGTTTTACGTGCTCTTGGTTCAGGTGTAGGTCAAGCTGCATTAGAATCTGCTGCGTTTGAAACAGCAGTTGCTGCCACAATGTTTAAATCTCCAGTACTTGATCAAATGAGTACAAAAGATTTAGTTATGAACATTGCGGTAGGAACTGCTTTCGGCGGTGCAATTGGAGGAGTATTCACTGGCGCTAAGAGTGTTGGTAAGATCAAGAAAACACTTACTGAGATTGATAAACTTGAGACACCATATAAATACATTCATGAGGTATCTGGTGGAAGTCCTAGTGATAGGATCATTTCTCGCTTTGCAGATCTTGAAGCCATTCCGCCGGTAGATCCTATATCTCCATATGCTGCTAGATTCACACAAGCAGCACAGGATAAAACTCAACGTCTTAATAACCTCCTGATGCAAGATGTTCGTGCTCTTGCTAAGGGAGATGAAGAACTTGCACTTTCAATGTATAACTCCTTGCGTGGATTAGATTCTATGCAAGTGATGAGGAATCTATTGGGTGCTGAAGAAGTTGGCACAATCAGTACCAGACTCAAGGTGGAAGGTGAGATTAAGAGAGCACTCAAACCTGTACGTACTCCGTTCAAGTATCTTGCAGCAGAAGATATAGCTGAGAACGAAGGTAAGCAAGTAGCATATGTAAAACTCTGGGGAGATGATGCTGGCTCTGTTTTCTTTGAGTCCCCTAAATCCACTTCCATCATAGATAGGCTAGGTAAAGATGAAGCCTCTAGATTTACTGCTGCTCAGGGATTTAAGTTGGATTCGATCTTCGATATCCAAAAAGCTGACTTTGATGCGGTTGAAGCTCGCTATGTTTGGGCAAAGCATCAGAAACTTCCTGCGACTGGGCAAGTAATTGATCAATGGGATATTCCACTTCTAGAACAAGCAGTACTTCAGAAGCCTGAGAATGTTCTAGTTAAGTACGCTGATGTTGGAGATGTGATACTTACAACTCCAGAACAGATGTATAAAGCAATGCAGGAAGCTAAGGAGGAGTTAGCTAATAAATTACTGAAATCAAAAGTTAAAATTCGTGAGAGGTTCGGGCGTGGATTTGCTTCTAGAGAGGTAGGGAAATATACCACTGATGATATCTCTAAAGTTACCAATGTAAGAAAGAGTTATCTTGAGGGGATTGAATCTCTCAATATTGATGATGACCTTCTTGCTCGTCAATACTTCACCCGTCAGTACACTGATGATCTTATCTCTCGTGGACTCTGGACGAAAGGTAAGGGCGAGTATGATGTTGGTAACACTCCACAGTGGCTTAAGGTAGGATTCAGAAAAACTCCTATCTCTGATGTTGATGGTAATGTCATTGAAGGAATGGCCTATATTAAAGCAAAGGAGCAGTTACATCTAGCTGCTATTGATAATGTATTCGCAAATGAAGCAGGTGACATTGCAAATCAATTCCTCAGGCCCAGTGACGAGATGTTACTTGGGGCAAATCGTGAAGGTGCAGGTTCTAGAATCGTCTCTTTTGCAAATGGAAACTACGGCTCGCTTGCTTCAGTTATGGAATCAAATGGAGCTGCCACCAATCGTTTGCGTCAATACTTTCGTAAACGCTTAGATGATGCATTGACTCCAGTTACATATCAACTCTCTAATGATTTGGAATCTGCGGTAGAGTGGAACGCTATTAACGAACTCCTAGCTAGAACTCCAGAGAGGTATGTTCTTGATGAAACTGGAACTAGACTTGTTCCACGCGCCATTGTCAAATATAATGAGGCTGTAGCAGCAGGAAAACAGAATCTAATTTTTCCTGATCTTAAAGGCGCACCAGAAGAGATCATCATTAAAAGTGATAAAGCTAGGAATGCAGTACAAGCTCATATCGATCTCAATGGTAATAGACTCGTAAGCTTTAAAAACATTCGTGCAGTACAAGGTCTTGAGGATTCTAAAGATCCACTTACATTCTATCCTATCAAACCTGATCCTAGAAACTACTCTCACTTTGCTTTTGTAATTGATGATACTGTCACAGGTTCAGGTCACGTGACTATGATTCATGCTACAAACGCTAGAGAGTTAGAGGACATGATTACTAGGACTCGTAGCTCTACAAATTATAAAGTTGTTACAAAGAGTCAGAGCGAAGAGTTCCATAAAGCTCTTGGAGATTTTGACTACCAGCGTACTCTGCATGAGAACTACATTGATGTAGAACTCATGAGTAAAGGTGTAAATTCTCAATTCATTCCTCAAACAGATCCAGTTCTCATTGCTCAGAAGATTCAAAACTTTCATCAGCGTGGAGAAGATATCCTTGCTCGTGAACTTGTAAGTATGAAGTTAGATAAAGAATTTACTGAACTTCGTAGACTTGGTGAGCAGTACACTAGTATCTCTGCATCTAAGTATGCATCTACACAACGATATGCTGAGGATGTTGTTAAGAATCCTTACATGAATTATATTAAAACTGCTCTTGATATCTCCTCAATCAAAGAGTATCCGCTTCTTGTATCTCTTAACAATCTTCTTGATTCTGCTGTCAGTGAGGTATTTAAAACTGTTGATGATGTATTTACAAAGGTAAAGACTCCAGAAGAATTAAAGCTTGTACAAAAAGTTTTTGATGAGAAGGGACTTAAGACTGCATACTACGATGCAGCAATGGATGCACTAGCAAATAAAGTTCCTGCTCGTGGAGCACTTACTAACTTTGTTCGTCAAGCTAATTCTTTACTCTCAACTCTAGTATTGCGTCTTGATCCTTTGAACGCAATTAATAACTCGGCCGGTGCAAATGTACTCTTAGGGGCTGAGACTAAATCTCTTGTCCGCGCAATACAATCAAGTAATAAAGAAGCAGCAGGTAAACTTGCAGGGCTTCTAGAGGTACAGATTCCAGGGTCAGAGATTAAAACTCTCAGTCCTGGAAGGCTCATCTCCAATAGTATGCAGCGTTGGTTCTCTCCAGAGAAAGCTCAGATTCTTGCAGAATATAAGAGGAATGGTTGGATCACAGATTTAAGTACTCAGTTCCACAAGATGATTGATGATCTTACAATCAGAGGAACTGAGACTCCTAAGGAATTGAATTCTCGCATTCAGTCTGCATTTGCAACCGCCAAGAAATTAGGAACTGTTGGAGAGAAATGGAGCGGTAATACTTACGCTGAAGAATTCAATCGCTTCGTAGCAGCAGATGTTATGAAGCAAGTAACTGATATTGCACAGCAGGCTGGTGTACTTACAGCTAATGAATCTATTGCATATATCAATACCTTTGTGAATCGTACACAAGGAAACATTCTTGCATCTCAACGTCCACTAATGTTTCAAGGTCCAATTGGACAGGCTATAGGATTGTTTCAAACATATCAATTCAATCTCATACAACAGATGTTGAGATATGTTTCAGAGGGTACAGTTAAAGATGCAGCTACACTTCTTGGACTTCAAGGTACTATTTATGGAATGAATGGACTTCCAGCATTCAATTTCATCAATCAACATATCATTGGTACAGCATCCGGTAATCCTAATCACCGTGATATGTATGATGCAGTATATGGAGTTGCTGGTAAAACTGTTGGCGACTTCTTAATGTATGGACTTCCCTCTAATCTCATGCGAGTTAACTTGTATACAAGGGGAGATATTAATCCTAGGCAAGTAACTATTGTTCCTGTTAATCCAGCAGATATTCCCATAGTTGGCGCATATAGCAAGTTCATTACAAGCATGAGTGAGATTATAAGTAAAACTGCTAATGGGGGGAGCGCATGGGAATCATTTCTACAAGGCATTGAACACAATGGACTCTCTCGGCCGATGGCAGGACTTGCACAAGTTGTTAGGGGAGTTGCAACTGGTGATGTGTATTCTACTTCCACGCGTGGAAATATCTTGGGAGCAAACGATTTGTTTTCTCTTGCTTCTATTACTCGCTTGGTAGGTGGAAAACCTTTTGATGAAGCAATTGTAAATGATGCAGTGTTCCGTATCAATGCGTATCAAGCTGTCGATAGAGGCAGGAAACTTGCATTGAATGAAGCAGTTAAATCTACTCTCGTTGGTGGTGGAACTCCCACACAAGATCAGATTGAAAACTTTGCGGCTAAGTATGCAGCTCTAGGAGGAAAGCAAAGATATTTCAATCAGTGGATGATGGAACAATTTAAGAATGCTAACACTTCACAAGCGAATCAAATTGCTGAGCATTTAAAGAGTCCGTTTGCACATAAGATGCAAACAATCATGGGCGGTACACCAATCAACGATACTTTTCATCAGGAGAATTAAATGAGCGGTCCAGTTTTTGATGCACTCAGAGGTCCAGCAGGATATTATAAACAGGCTATTGCTGCAGAACAAGCTCTAGTCCCTATTGGACTTACTGAGCCTGTTGGTGCAGTATTACTGTGTCCAAGAGCCGGTAATGCTTATTGGAGAGATGATGGAGTTGCAGCAACAGTTGCAGATGGATTTCCTTTGTTGCAAGATACAACGTTTTACTATGTAGGTGATTTAAGTAAAGTTAGCGTAATCGGGGATGCCGCTACTGAATTGCATTGCTCTTTCTATTTCTAACTTTTACTTGATAAGGACAACGTGAAATGGCTGACAACGTAGCAGTTGAAACAGTAGTTACGCCAGGTCTAAATTTTGCAACAGACGATATTGGCGGAGTTCATCACCCGAAAACTAAAATTGAGTGGGGTGCAGCAGATGTTGCTACTATGGTTGCAGCCGGCGCTTCTGCACTTCCAATTCAAGATGGTGGAAACTCCATCACAGTTGATGGAGCTGTTTCTCTAGCTGCTGCCATTCCAGCAGGCACCAATAATATTGGCGACGTAGATGTTGCTTCTCTTCCATCTCTGCCTGCTGGTGCGAATGCAATTGGTACTGTTGAAGTTACTGCACTTCCAGCGCTTCCAGCAGGTACTAATAATATTGGTGATGTAGATATTGCATCTCTACCAGCAGTAGATTTAAATTCTCTACCTGCTGCTGACTCACAAAACATTGCTGACATTGAAGCACATGTTTCTAGAGTTACAACTGCTACTGGTCCTCTAGCTGGTGCAGCACTTGCTACTACTGCTCTTGTAGCAGGTGGAGTTTATAACTCAACTCCTCCAACTCTTACTGATACTCAGCAAGCAGCATTGCAACTAGATGCTAATGGTGCATTGAAAGTTGCAGGTGCTGGCGGCGGTACTCAGTACACTGAAGGTGATGTTGATGCTACTATTGTTGGTAATGCAATTCTTTGGGAAGATGCAGGTAATACTCTTAGGCCAGTAGCACAAGCAACTCCTCTTCCTGTAAACATTGTTGCTGGTGCTGGCTCAGGCGGTACTGCATCTACAGATGATGCTGCATTTACTCCTGCTGCTGGAAGTGGTACTCCTGCAATGGGTATTGTTACTGCTGATGCAGTAGATGCAGGAGATGTTGGTGTATTTGCAATGCTTGCGAATCGTCAACAGAAAGTTACTCTCTACGACTCCGCCGGTGCGGAACTTGCTGTTGGTGGCGGAACTCAATACGACGAAGATACAGTCCATGTAAGTGGTGACAAGGTTACAATGGCTGGAGTTGTCCGTGCAGATACGGCTGCTTCCCTTGCAGGAACTGATGGAGATAGGACAGCATTAATTGTAGATGCTTCTGGTAGATTGCATACTAATGTTGGTGCATTACCTGCGCTTCCTGCCGGTACGAATAACATTGGTGATGTTGATGTATTAAGCTTGCCTACACTTCCAGCTGGTGACAATAACATTGGCAATGTAGATATTGTCACTATGCCAACAGTGACAGTTAATGCTCATGCTGTCACTAATGCTGGCACCTTTGTTGTTCAAGAAAATGGTGCAGCTCTCACTGCATTGCAGCTCATTGATGACGCAGTAAAAACTGATGATGCTGCATTCACTCCAGCAACAGATAAAGTTCTGATGCTTGGAGCGTTTGCAGATGAAACTACTCCAGATGCAGTAAATGAAGGTGATGCTGGTGTAGTTCGTATGACTCTTAATCGAGGTCTCCATGTTAATCTGCGAGATGCAGCAGGAACAGAACTAACTCCATCACAAGATGCAACTCATGATTCTGCGGCTCTAGCTGCCGGTCCACAAATGATGGCAGTAGGTTCTAGTACAGCTCCTGCAAATGTAACTGCTGGAGATGCTGTTCGTGCATGGGCACTTCCTAATGGTACTCTTGCAGTGAATTTGCGAGATGCTGCGGGAGCTGAAGTAGCTGTTGCTGGAGGTACACAGTATGATGAAGATACTGCGCATGTATCTGGCGATAAAGTTACGATGGCAGGTGTGGTTAGAGTTGATACTGCTGCAGCTCAGTCAGGTACGACTGGAGATAGAACTGTTCTTATTAGTGACGCTTCTGGTCGTTTACATGTTAATGTAGGAGCATTACCAGCTACTCCTGCTGGAACTAATAATATTGGGGATGTTGATATTGCTAGTATTGCTGCTGGCGATAATAACATTGGTAATGTAGATATAGTGTCACTTCCTGCATTGCCTGCGGGAACTAATAATATCGGTGATGTAGACGTACTAAGTCTCCCTGCATTACCTGCAGGAGATAATAACATCGGTAACGTAGATGTTGTTACGATGCCGACTGTTACAGTAAATGCACAACCTCCTACTTCTGGTGGATTGCAAACTCATAGAAGCATTGATCTTGATGAAGGTGCACTAGAAGTTGTAAAAGCTTCTCCTGGTCAACTATATGGAATGTGGGTTGCTAACAGAGCAACAACAACTAGATACATTAAATTCTACGATGCAACATCTGGAACAGTTGGAACAGGTACTCCTAAACTGACTATTCCAATTCCTGGAAATGCAACAGATAACATTGCAGGAGCTTTTGGACCTGGCAGTTTAGGTATTGAATTCACAACTGGTATTTGTGTTGGTGCTAGCACTGGTATTGCCGATGCAGATACAGGTGCTCCTGCAGCTAACGATGTAGTTGTCAATATCTTCTACAAATAATGCCTTCTAGACTTAGGTTTATACCTAAAAGTAGTGGAGGAGGAGGATTTCCTTTCTTCACTACTTTTCCTGTTGATGAATCTATTCTTGATGAAGGTGGTAAATGGCTTA